TTGCTAGTGTAGCTGGAGGATTATTTAATTATAATACACGAAAGTTAAAATTAAAAAAACCTCGTGGTGCTCATATTAATTGGCTTGTAGAAAGAAAAAGAGCTAGACAAGAACTTGGTTTATCTATTGTAATAGCAGTAGTATCTGCTGAGTTTTTTATACCTCCTTTAATTCATATGCTTAATATTAGTATGCTAGCAGCACCTGCTATAGCATTTATAATAGGGTATAGTGGTATAAGATTACTTCCTGCAATAGAGCATAAATTAAAATCAATTCTAGAGAAAGGATGGAAATGACACCACACGAAGAAATGAAAGCCCATGAAAAACTATGTGCTGAAAGATACACTACAATTCATAAAAGATTAGATGGAATTGAAATTATATTAAATAAGCTTGTTTGGGGAGCTTTATATGGATTTGGAGGAATAGTTGTAGCAGTTATTATTCATGCTGTAGCTATGAATAGTTTATGAAATCTTTAAAAAAACTCTTTGGAAAGCCTGTAATTTTTGCATTAGCTATGCTAGCTTTTTTACCTATAACTCCTTTAGTATTAGCAGTTAGCTTTACTTGGTTTAAATGATAAGTATTTTACAACATTTAATTCCAATAGCTCTTGGTTTTTTTGCTAAATTAACAGCAATTAAATCAGAGCAAGCTCATCAACAACATCAAATGATGTTACAAGCTTTAGCAGCAAAAGAAGGTGCAATACAAAAAGCAAGGGAGCATGCAAGTACAGAAGGTAAAATGGCTGCATGGAATAGACGAATATTAATGTTTGCTATTCTTTCGTTAGTAGCTGTATATCCTTTAGCAGGCGTACTAGGTATAGATACAGTAGTTAAAATTGTAGAAGAACCTACTAGTTTTCTTTTTGGTATTTTTGAAATTGGAGGAGAAACTAAGTTTGAAACAATTAAAGGACTATACAAGTTTGATGAAATATTTACATGGGCAACAATGATAGTAGAGTTTTATTTTGGTGGTCAGTTAGCAAAAGGAAAATAAGATGCCCTATATGACAAATGGAAAACGGGATTACAAAAAAGAAAAGAAATGGGAAAAGAAAAAAAAGCCTAGTCGAGTAAAAGATAGAGCTTCTAGAAATGCTGCTCGTAAAAAAGCAGGTTTAAAAAAAGGAGATCCTAGACATGTAGATCATAAAGATGGTAATCCAAGAAATAATAGTAAAAAGAATTTACGTAAAGTTTCAGCTAAAACTAATTTAAGGAAACGATAATATGAATACCTACAAAATGAAGAAACCATTAAAAAAGAAAAAAGTATTAAAAAATAAAAAGAAAATGAAAAAAGGAGCTTACTAGTGAAAGGTGTACCTCACTACCTACCTGACGGTAAACTTTACACAGGAAAGACACATAAAACTAAAGGTAGACTAATGACTGGAGCTACTCATACAGCTAGTAGTAAACATTTAACACATATTAAACCTAAGAAAAAGAAGAAAAAATAATGGCTAAAGATTCTAGATTAACAAGAGCAGGAGTAGCAGGGTTTAACAAACCTAAACGTACTCCTAGCCATCCTAAAAAATCTCATGTAGTTGTAGCTAAAGAAGGAGACAAAGTTAAAACTATACGATTTGGACAACAAGGTGCTTCTACTGCAGGTAAACCTAAGTCAGGAGAGTCTGCTAGAATGAAAGCAAAACGTAAATCTTTTAAGGCTAGGCATGGTAGAAATATATCAAAAGGTAAAATGTCAGCCGCTTACTGGGCAGATAAAGTAAAATGGTAAATAAAAAAAGTACTGTAAATAAAGCAGGTAACTATACTAAACCTACAATGCGTAAAAATCTTTTTAATAAGATTAAAGCAGGTAGCAAAGGAGGAAACTCTGGACAATGGTCCGCACGTAAAGCACAAATGTTAGCTAAACAATATAAAGCTAAGGGTGGTGGTTATCGTGGCTAAGGCTAAATCTCAGAAAAGTTTATCTAAATGGACTAAACAAAAATGGAGAACTTCTGATGGTAAGCCTAGTAAAGGTAAAAAAAGATACCTTCCTGATGCAGCTTGGAACGCTTTAAGTCCTGCAGAAAGAAAAGCAACAAATGCTGCAAAAAGAAAAGGTAATAAAAAAGGAAAGCAACATGTAGCTCAACCTAAGAAAGTAGCTAAAAAGGTAAGAAAATACAGGACTTAGCTTGACTTTTAGAAGAATATATGCTATAATATTAATTATATAATTAGGAATAAAGGATGACTTATTTAGAGATTGTTAATAAAGTTTTAGTAAGACTAAGAGAAAATACAGTTAGTACTCATACTGAAAATTCTTATTCTACTCTTATATCTGATTTAGTAAATGTAGTAAAAAGAGAAGTAGAAAACTCTTGGAATTGGCATGCTCTAAGAACAACTCTAACAGCTACTACTGTAGATGATTTATTTAATTATGTACTAGTAGGTTTTGGTACTACATCTAGAGTACTTCATATTTATAATGATACTGATGACATAGAAATGATATATAAGTCTAGTGATTGGTTTGATAGAAATATGAGAATGGCAAGTACTCCTGAAAAGGGTTCTCCTCAATATTATACTTTTAATGGAGTATCTCCTTTTGGAGATGTTCAAATGGACGTATATCCTATTCCTGATGCCCCTTATAATATAAGAGTAAACATTGTTAAACAACAAGATGATTTAACAGATGATACTGAAAGACTATTAGTTAATCCTAATTTAATTATTGAAGGAACTGTTTCTAGAGCTATTATGGAAAGAGGAGAGGATGGTGGTTCTATAGACCATGAAGCTAGATATGTAAATATGTTAGCAGACTTTATATCTATAGAAGCAGGACATAGAACAGATGAAATTACTTGGTATCCTAGCTAATGGCTGTATCCTCTTTACAAAATGTTAGTATAGGTTCTCCAGGGTTTTTAGGATTAAATACCCAAGACTCTGGAATTAATTTAGAGAGTGGCTATGCTACAGTAGCTACTAATTGTGTTATTGATAAGTTTGGTAGACTTGGTGCTAGAAAAGGATACCATTTAGATACAGCATCTACACCTTTAACCTCTGGCAAAGAAATAGAGTCTCTCTTTGAGTTTCAAGATATAGATGGTTCTACTACAATATTATCTGCAGGAGATGCTAAACTTTTAAAAGGAACAACAACACAAACAGCAGTAAGTGTATTTGCAGCAGATGAAACTACAGTAGTTACAACTAGTTTTACAGGAAATAGATGGCAGTTTGCTAGTTTATTAGAAGGAACAGGTCCTTCAGCAAAGTCATTAGCAGTTGCAGCACAAAGAGGTAATCCTCTATTAGTTTATCGTAGAAAAAGTGGTACAGGAGATTACATATTTCAACGTGTTGGTTCTGGCTCAGGCTATGGATATGGTGATGTTCCTTCAGGAGTAACTACATTTGATCCTGATTGTGCTTTAGCTGCCTTTGGTAGAATGTGGGTAGCAGGTTTAACTAGTAATCAATCTACAATATACTATAGTGCATTAAGTGATCCAAGCGATTTTCAAGCTTCAGGTTCAGGTATATTAGATATTAGTACTGTTGTTGGTGGTAATGATAGTATAGTTGCACTAGAGCAGCATAACAATTATTTAATTATATTTTGTAAACATAATATAGTAATTTATGAGGGAGCTCAGAGTCCTTCTACTATGACACTTGCTGATGTAGTTAGAGGAGTTGGTTGTGTAGCAAGAGACAGTGTTCAAGCTACTGGAACTGATTTAATATTTTTATCTAATAGTGGTGTAAGAAGTTTTAATAGAACTATACAAGAGAAATCAATGCCTATGCGTGAACTTTCTCTTAATATTAGAGATGACTTAGTTAGTTTTTTAGCTGTAGAAACAATGAATAATGTAAGAAGTGTTTACTTTGAAGAGGAAGCCTTTTATTTACTGATGTTACCAGGCTCTCGTACAATGATTTATTTTGATATGAGAAGTGCTCTACCTAATGGTGCTGCTAGAGCTACTTTTTGGAGAGCTAGTGATGGAGTAATCTATAAAGCAGCAGTTAATACACAAGATAGAAAACTTTTATTAGGTGTACCAGATGGTATAGCAGAATACAAAGGTTATCGAGATAATAATAGCACATATCAATTTGAATATTTAACAACTGCTTCTGATTTAGGTAATCCAACAACTAATAAATTATTAAAAAGAGCTGAGTTAGCTGTAATAGGTAGTGGAGAGCAAGATTTTACTTTTAGGTATGGGTATGATTATACGCTTAACTTAAATACAACTACTATAACTAGAGATTTTGGAGTAACTTCATTATCAAGGTTTGGTATGACTTTTTTGTATGGAGTAGCTAGATACTCTTCTGTTGGAATAGGAATACAAAATATTAAAATACCTTTAGGAGGTTCAGGTAAAGTGGTTCAATTTGGAATTAACTCTACTATTGATGATGAACCACTTAGTGTACAAAAAATTGATGTATATTTAAAAACAGGGAAAACTATATAATGACAGCATATACTAAAGCTACTAACTTTTTAGCAAAAGATACTTTACCTGATGCAGATGCCAATAAAATTATTAAAGGCTCTGAGTTTGATGTAGAATTTAATGCTCTACAAACTGCAGTAAATAGTAAAGCTAATACTATTTCTCCTGCATTATCAGGTACTCCTACAGCACCTACTGCAGGAGCAGGAACTAGCACAACACAAATAGCTACTACATCTTTTGTAGCAGTAGCTGTTGCAGCAGGTTTTCCTAGTGGAGGTATTATTATATGGTCAGGAGCCTTAGCAGCTATTCCTACTGGATGGTCTTTATGTGATGGTACTGGAAGTACTCCTGATTTAAGAGATAGATTTGTAGTTGGAGCAGGATCTACATATACAGTAGATGCAACAGGAGGTAGTGCAGATGCTTCATTACCAAGCCATACTCACACAGCTACAGTTACAGACCCTGGACATAACCATACTTTTACACAACCTGTAAGAGAAGATGGAGGTGGTTCTGGAGAGTCAGAGGTTCAGTCTGAAAGTACAGGAACTACAAGTACAGCAACAACAGGAATTACAGTAGCAAACTCTACAGAAGGTGTATCAGCTACTAATGCTAATTTACCTCCTTATTATGCTCTTTGTTACATTATGAAATCTTAGTGACTGAGGAAGACTTAGAAAGATACTTAAAAAAGTCAGGTGATGAAAAGATAGAAACAGACAACTTGACTGAAAATGAACATGGGTTTATGTCATGGACTATCTATGAAGGAGATACATTTTTAGTTTACAATGTATATGGAAATGGAGAGTACTGGGATAAATACATGAATGAATTAGCAAAAGAATTAGGATTAAAAAGAATTTTAATAGGAACAAAAAGAAGTCCAAAAGCATATATGAAAAAATATAATTATAAATTAACAGGGTATATTCTCGAAAAAGGAGTAGAGTAATGAGTGGTATTACTAAATTGTTTGGTGAAAAGAAAGTAGACACTGAAGGTGCTAAATTTGATCCTTATAGTATCTCAGGTCCTGGAGGTTCAGTATCTTTTGATAGAGGTAGTAAAACTGCAACTTCTTCTTTATCTCCTGAATTACAAAGTTTTTTTGATGATTATTTAAGAGGATCAAGAGATGCCTTAGGCGATACTTATTTACCTAAACTAGGTGAAGAGATTGGAGAATATGGTAGAGGTTTATTTGAAGATGCTACTACTAGAGATATGGATGAGATGGTAAGAGATCGTTATAATAGAGAGCTTCGCTTACTAGCTCCTGAAAGAGCTTTAGAAGATGTTGCGTTAGCTGAAAGACTTTATGGAACAGGCAGATCTGGAACAGGTATGTCAATAGGAACAGATGGTTATTTAAATCCTGAGTCTTTTAGTAGAGACCTTGCTAGAGAACAAGCTAATTTAGGATTATTTAGAGACATTGATTTAAATCTTCGTAATGAAAAAAATCAAGATATTCAAACAGCTATAGGTTATAGAGGACTTGAAAACGAATTTAAATATAGTCCTTTTACTCAGTCAAGTAATTTGTTAGGAATGGGTGTTAATTTAATGGGTGTTAATGATCCTTATCTAGGTTATGGAATACAAGCAGGACAAGCATCAGCAATGGGTGGAGCAAATGCTGCTAAAATACAGCAACAAGGTAATGCAAATAGACTTGGATTCTTTGGAAGTATGATTGGTGGTGGTCTGAGTGGATACTTTGGTAAATAAAAGGAATATTTATGGCAAAAACTAAAATAGTAGAAGGGTTATTTGGACCTACTCCAGAAGCAATAGAAAAGCAACGTAATTTATTATTGCAACAGCAGAGTGCCTTATTTAGTAAACAAGGAGGTTATCAAAGTTTAGGAGGTAATCTAGGGTTAGCTATAGGAAAAGGACTTGGTTCTGTTTTTGGTAATGAAGATCCTACACTAACCAAAGCTAAAAACATTAGACAGATTATGCAAGATGCACAATCAGAAACGGAAGAGGGAGCTAGTCCTATTGATCTCTATGAAAATCTGTATAATAAATTAAGTGAAGCAGGTTATGCTGAAGAAAGTATTTTAGCTTTAGAAAAAAGACAACAATTTAAAGATAAAGAAATAACTTTTGATTTAGCAAGACAACAAATAGCAGCTACACAAGAAAAAACAAATGATGTTGTACAACAAAAAGAAGTAGCATTTTATAATAAACAAGCAGATCAGGAAATAAAACTTAATAACAGAAACTACAAAATTATTACTGCAGACTATGATGATCCAGAATCAAGTTTATATAAAGAAGCTGAACAGTTTGCGGGTACTCTAGATGGAGAGGGTGGTAATCCTAGTGTTCGTAATACTTATATGAGTTTACATAAAAAATTACATAATCTTACTTATACAGATGCCTTTGGTAATTTACGACCAGTGTTTTCACCTGGAAATGCATCATCTTATGCTAAGAAAATATTAAGCGAAAAAAATGAAGATGGTAAATATAAGTATATTAAAAGTGGAAACTATAATCCTTTTGCAAAGACTAAATCTGGAGTACCTGAAGAGGCATTTACTAAGATTAAAAATGAAATCTATGGACAATTATCTCAAGGAAATATTTCAATTTCAGAAAAGTCTGAAGAACCTACATTGAAAGGACTTAATGATAGAGATGAAGCTGCTTATGCACAAGCATTACAAGATTTAAAAACAGATCCTACAGATAAAGCTGCTTTAGAAACTGTACGGATGTTAAAAAATAGGTATGCTCCAAAAAACTAAATGGCAGTAGATCTTAACGCATATCTAGAAAGTGAAAAACTTAGAGAAGCTCAAGAGGCTTCTGAAGTAGAGCCTGCTATAGACCTTGAAAAATATCTAGCAGAAGAAAGAGGCAGATACTATAGAGAAGTATTTACTGATGAACCTACTGTATTTGAAAAACTAGAGCGTGGTATTATAGGTGAAATAGGAGCTATTAATGACACTGTTGCAGCACTAGGTGAAATTATAGGTAATGCAGCAGGTACTCTAGGTACTACAGCTTTAGCAAGTCTATTTGTTAAAGCTAATTTAGCAGGAGAAACTGATAGAATAGAGAAAAAAATAGAAGATGGTACTGTTACTCTAGATGAACTTATTGATCATCAGAAAGTAAAAAAAGATAGCACATTTAAATCCGTAGCTACTGCATCTAAAAAAGAAACAAGTGACATAACTCCTTGGCTTAATCCAACTAAATACTCTGATGTTACTATGGACTACTTAGCAAAAAATGCAGGTCTTGAAGATCAGTATAAATTAGTTAAAGAGGACTTACAAAATCTTAAAGATAAATCTGCAGTAGGTAGAGCAATGGCTTGGCTTGGAGAACACATAGATGTGTTTTCAAAACAAGTAGAATCTGATGTAGGAGTTCCTTCTGAAGTGGCAATGGCTATTACTGAGTTACTCATGCTTAAAACTAATACTATTGCTAAACCTTTAGTTTCTTTAAGTGGCTCTATATCAAAAGGAACAGGAGTTACAGGAACTATTAAAAGAGTCACAGGTAACTCTGATTTAGCACAAATAAATAAAGCTATGGAAAGTAGGTCTAAATTAGGTTATGATTCAAAACATTTACAAGAATATAAAAATGCAGCTACTTTTGGTAAAATAACACAAACAGATAAAGGTATTTCTTTTGATTTACCTCCAGAAAATTTTGTAAAAGAAATGCTACAAGATCCAACTTTTAAAGAGTTTGGTAAGCAAACTAGAAAAACTAAAACAGAAAAAGATGCTGTAGAAATAAATGAATTAGCAGGCAGAGGACAACAAAAACTAGATAATACATATACTACTCTTATAACTAACTCATTAACAACACAACTTAACAAAGTATTTGGTAAAAAAAGAGAACAACATATTCAAGTATATGATAATATTGTAGACTATATAACATGGGATTCTACTATGAAATCTAGTAGACCTAAATTAAATAAATTAGAAAAGGATGTATATAAAAAAGTCTTTGAACCAGGACTTAAAGAATATAATCGTCTTATTAAGAAACTTAAAAAAGAAGGAAAACTAGAAAGAGATATTATTATTGATTCTTCTAAAACAGGTAAATTTTTTCCTAGAAGAAAACTACAAAGTAGAGAAGGATTTTTAAAAAATGTTTTAGGTGATAAATTTAAAATTAATGATCCTTTTGGTAGAAGACCTACAGTAGCTGCTTCTGCATCTTCTAGACAATATTTTACTCTTTATAATCCTATTACAAGACAGAGACAGGTTATAGCTTTAGATCAAAATTTAAATCAAAAAGGCGGAACTACCAATGTTATACTAAGAGCTACTAGAAATAAAAGAGGTGAGAAGGTTATGGTAAAAGATAGAGCTTTAACTGAATTAAATACAGTAAAGCCTATAACTAAATCAGGAGAAAAATTAGGTAGTTTTGAAGTAAGAGAAGCTACTAGAAAAGAATTAAGAGATTCTACAAATCTAGAATATGTACAAGAGTCTCCTACAGTACTTTTTGATCGTATAGCTGAATTACGTCAAATAGAAAGAGATTTAACTTTTGAAAAAAACTTTAAGTTATCACCTTATTTTAAAGAAAATGCTATTAAATTAAAATCAGGAGAGATTTTACCAGAAGGTTTTAAAAAAGTTACAGAAGATCTTACTCGTTCTTATAAAGGTTTAGATAAATACTATTATAAAGATAGAGCTGCAGAAATTCTTGAAGATGCTAACAGACCTAGACCAAAGAATATATTGACTAAAGTATCAGATGCTCTTGTTAAAAACATGATGCTTAACCCTCTTCCTCACATGCACAACGAATTAATTCACTTTTACTCTACTAAAGGTTTTATGAGAAGTTGGAGTCCTGAAGCAAGAGCTTTGTTTAAAGAAGATATAATGTGGGCTGAAAATCAAGTAAAAGAGTTTGGACCTGCTTATAGAGAAGCTTTAAAAAATAACTCTTCTATGATGTCTACTAACATTAAAAACACTACAGCTTTAGATTTAATATTTAGAAAGAATCATAAAGACTTTTATGCTGAACCTAATCGTCCTGGAGCTACTATGTTTCAAAGAGTAGACAAGCTTTTAAATAGGAGAGTAGGTGAAACTTATGGTAAGGTTTCTAATAACTCACAAAATGCTATGTGGCATACTCGTGATGTTATGTTTATGATGCTTATTAAACAAAAACAAAGAACATATCCAAATCTTTCTATGAAGCAACATATTGAGTTAGTAGAGTCACATTTACCTAGTTATCGTATTCCTATACGAGTAGGTGAAAAATTACTTGGTGCTAAACTGTCTAGAGGCTTATCAAAGATACTTCAGAATCAAAGTATGGTTATTTTTGCTAGATATAAACATGGTATGGTTAGCTCTGGTTTAAATACTGTAAGAGATTTATTAGCTCCTTTTGAAGCTCCTTTAAGAAACTTAGGAACAATAGATCCTAAAACACAAAAAAAATCTGCAGGAAAGATTGTAGGAACAGCCTTAGCTGATTTTATAGATGCTAGAGGTATGGCTAAAGGAAGGAAAGTTAAAGAGCAATTTAAAGATGGAGTTGATTCTGGATTAGCATTAGCTTCTGCTTCATTTATAATATATCCTATATTAGATTCTATCTTCCAAGAAATATTTAATTCTGATGAAGGTCATCTTAGACGTGCAGGTATATTACATGTATTAGATACTGCTATAAAAGTAAAAGAAGGTAGTAAAGAACCTTACTCTCTTTTTCAAAACTTAGCTACTATTAATCCTACATTTATGATAGGTACAGAATTAGTTTTAAATCAAACTTTTTATAATGGTAGAAAAATCTATAATTGGGATGATCCTGTTCATTATATGACTAGAGATATTCTTAAAAAATTAGGTACAAGTGTTCCTTTGGCTTCTCAATTTGTTAATGCTGATGGAGCAAATGAAAAAGTATTAGCTAGACAGTTTGATTTTAAAGTTAAATCAGAAGAACAAGCTGCATTTGAAAGAAAACAAGAAAGAAATAGAAAAAAAGCTTTAAGAACACGAGAACGTCTACGAGAACTGGATTTAGATGAAGATTCTTAAAAAATGACCTTCACAATCGCTCTCTAACGCATGTTCTTTATACAGTTGATACTAAGGTATCAGAAAATAACGATGTTTTTATAGGAGAGTCGTATGATAGCTCCATTTGTTTTAGTAGTAAATTTACTAGGAATTCCAGGTGATTGGCAGTATATTGGTAATTTTAACTCTTGCGAGGTTGCTCATCAGTATATGAATATGAGATTTGATGAAGTATTTGAATCTAAATGTATGTTAGAAAAGTATATTAATCTACCTGAAAATACAGAAAGAATTAATTTATTTCCTTCTTTTACTTAGGAAGATTCCATAGGTTAATAGGAGGAAATTTAATCTCCTCCCAATCTAATCTATAAACCATGCGAATTGTAACCTAGTTATTCCTAAATCTATAAGACAGTATCCTATAGGAGCTTCGTTTATTATTCCTGAAGTAAATTCTATTCCAAAACTAAAACCCCAGATCCATTGTATTGTTACGTTCATATTTCACAACTCCCTGCAGTACACGCTAATGTTTGCTGCCCTATTGTATTATCATCTTCTTCTATAAATTTAGTCCAATCTATTGTCTTTGGTGTTTGTTTAAGTAAAGCTTCATATTGAGATTTATCACAGTCTTCATAAGGTGCTTGTTGATATGTATGATTATCATGAGGTAAGAAACTTACACCACTAATTTCATCAAAGTGTTTCCATACCCATGCACCAACTTCAACCCATTCTTTATCTTTAACTGATATAGTTACAGAAGGTTTGTGTTCACACCAATGTCGTTGATAAACTAACCAGTTTTCTAATTGTTCCATTGCTGATTTATCATTTCGTAATACAGCATCTTTAGGAGCTTTCATAGGAAATGCAAATACTGCTGTTAGTTTATGTTTGTCCATTAGATCATCTTCAACTTGTACTCCTGAATCTTTAAGAAAGTCATATATTGAATCTGTTTTTGACATTCTTATACGTCTTATGTAATAGTCATTATGTCTAGCATGTATCCCACTAGCACTATCAACAAGCTGAGAGACAGTCCCAGAAGGTTTAACGCAAGTAATACTTGCTGACCTTGGGATGTCAAGGATGTCTGCGTATTTATGATTGGTTCTTCTAGCATGTTCTCTTAACCTTTCTAACATTTTAGGATCTGGATTACTTGTTATTTTAGCATCCATAATACCTGTTAATGAAACACCTAATAGTCTTTCTTCTGATGTATTTTTTAACCAATCAGATGAAAGAAATTGAAAATTAGTTAAAGTACTTTGTATTGTACCTAATATTGTAGATAACTCTACTTTCTTTTTAAGTGTTGCTTCTGTATCGTTTGCTCTTACTACAACTTCTGTTAGATTACAAAATTGTTTATCACGTAAAATTATCTCTGAACATGGATTTGTTCCATAAGATAAGTTTGGATCTCGTCTACCCCATAAATTAGCTTGTTTTTGTGCTGCTATTCTATTAAACATACCACGTTCACCAGATTTAGATTTAACTAAAGCTAACCATTCTTCCATAAATGTCTCACTATCTGGACTTTCTGTATAAGCAACTGAGTTATTAGCTAAACGTCTATGACCATTCTGCTCCCACCATGCTCCTGTTTTAGCTTCTCTCATTCTTTTGTCTGTAAGATTAGATAAAGATATAAGAGCTGATCTTCTCACTCCTCCAACAACTACAATATCACCAATCATACACATAATATCATGTACTTCTATTGAATTAAGTTTACGACCTTTAGCTGTATGAAAAGTATCTATAACAAATTTAAACAATCTTTGTAAAGGTTCAGGACCACTTGCTCGACCACCAAAAGTTTTAAGTCTAGCTCCTTGAGGTCTAATGTGAGTATAATCTATTATAGGTATATCACCCTCCCATAGAGAAGATAATAACTTTTTAAAGGCTTTTGCCCATCCTAATTTACTATCAGCAACTACTATTACATCATCAACTTTAATTAATTCTTCAGGTATACTAGGTAATTGATTAGTTTCTTGACGTTCACAACTAAAACCTACACCAGTACCATTCATTAAAATGTATAATGCTTCACTAAAAGCTCGTTTATTATTAACAGCCAAATAGCTGCAGTTGTAAGCACTAATATTTTCTCTTTCACAGGCTTCTCCTGCTGTCATTAATAATCTCATTGAGGGCATAATATCTAAATTAAGAACTGCTTTTTTAATTTCTTTAAGCTCTTTTTGTAAATCAGGAGACTTTGTTTCTAAATAATTAACTAATCTATCAACTGTTTCATCCCATGTTTCTCTTCTTTTAAGTTCAGGAATAAATCTTGCATAACGACTCATTGATATTACATCTTGATACACACTAGGTAAACTACTCATAATTAATAAAATCCTCTCTATTTTCTTCTATTGATAATTGGAGACTTTCGATTTGCTCCTCTATTTTGTCTTGGAATTTGTTGACTAATTCTTCTGAAGTTATGTCTAGAATCTCTAATAAAGTAGTTTCATCTAATCTAGAAAGTTCTGTACAAATATCTTGAAATGTTAGTGCCATAGGTATGACCGACCTTTAGTTATTTAGCAATGGGATACATCTCTTTAAGTAATTCTGCATAATGAATTATTTTATCAAGATCTTTATGACCATCTTTGACTTTCCATCGTACTGCATATTTAATTATACAACCTTCAGGAAAAGGAATATTGTTTTTTATTATAAACTCAACAGGTTGGATAGCATAATCTTTGTAATGATTACCTCCTACTTGTTTTTCTTTTGCGTTACTCATAGTATATCATGATCCTTTATAAAAGTCAAGCATATTGTTTTTTTAAGTAATTAAGACTAACTGCCATCTCATCAAAGCTGCCATCATTTACTTCATGCAGCATATAGATGCCTCTCCAATGTTGATTTCCTTGGGAATTTAGATAATCTTCATCATGTTCATAACAGCTTCCTGCAATAATTGCTGTAATTTCTTTACCATCTGCTCTACGAGAGTAGGCAATTTGTCTTCCTTGTTGATGACCTGCAAAACAAGACATATGTTTTTTGTTGATTAGTGCCTGGGCACTTGTAACTGGTCTACCCATAACTCCTGATGCAAAGAAATGACTATAAGCAATACCATCAACAACTACTACATCTAGAAAAGGATAAACTTCCCATCCAAACTTTTCATAGTTTAGATCATCAAGACTAACTAATCCTTCTAACTTTCTATCCCATTCTACAGCTCTTGTGATTCTGTCTTCATGATTTCCAAGAGTTAATATTAATCTAGGATTCCATCTTTTTCTTTTACCTTCTACAAGTCTTTTTTGTTCTGCTTCTATAGGAGACATTAGAGCTTTCATACCTTTATGAACTGCTTTTATATCTGCTTTATAAGTCCTGCCTTCAAAAGCTTTCTTACCTACATCATAAGAGGAAAGACTAGGCATGTCAGCAAAGTCTCCAATACATACTATAACATTAGGTTTCTTGTCTACTGCATACTCTCCTATCCATCTTAGATAGTCTACTGAATTGTTAGGTTTTACTTGACAATCTGGTATTACTAGATGTTTCATGTAAAGTCTCCATAAGTTTTTTATATGAGGTTATCCAATCTTTACGAAAGTCTAACCAATGGAACTCGTGTTTATCTGCCCACTGTCCATAAGTTGTTTTACTACGTTTAGTTATTTTATTATCAGGATTCATAAATAAAAATATAATAGTTACATGAGGGTTTGATTCTTTAAACCAAATCATTTTTTGTCTTGTTGGTAAATCTAGTTTTCCTTTAGCTTCTATATATACATTTTTAAACATTTTAAAATCTGGTATATAAACTCTTTGTTTTTCAGGTTGAATATAGTTTATCTTTGTAGGTTCATATTTAACAGAACTAAAGTGTTTTTTAAGTAAGGTCCAAGTTTTTTCTTCTAGTTTACTTTTGAATATAGGCATTAAACCTGTCCTTCCACACATCATCTTCTGTTCTTCGTATCCAAAGACAAGAACCATTTCTAATTAATCTATTATCATCTGAGTACATATCTTGTACTAGTTCGAACATGTCTTGTTCTGTTTCTTGATTAGATAATAATTGTTTAGATTTTTTTTCTCCTATTCCTTTTATACCTTTAACATTATCTGATACATCGCCTTTAAGGCACTGTTCAAAAAATAACCTAGCACCTCCCAACTCATCTTGCTGAAGGAAGGTGTCAGGTCGTTTCCAGTTTTTACCTTGAATTGCCCACGAGAAATGTCTACCAGGAACTTGTAATAAATCCTTGTCTAATGTACATATAATTGTATCATTAGTTTGATGTATTGCAAGTGAGTCATCAGCCTCTAATCCTTCAGGTGCTAACTCAGCAGCCATCTCTTTTATAGCATATTCTCGTAATGCTTTGAGGTGACGTGGTCTAGGAGCAGTTCTATTTGCTTTATAAGTAGGAAGTAATTCTTTCCTAAAGCTAGCTTCTCCTGAAAGAAATGCTCGATATTCTGTAGCATCTACTTTCTTTAGAATACTATCTAATAATTCATTAGATCTATAGATGGCTATACCTAGGTCGTCATTTTCTGCTGAAGCAGCACTACGAAAACATACTAAATCTAGATCAATTAAGGCTAACACTAGAATGGAATATCAGAAGCTATGTCATCTATATTGGAAATAGAAGTTCCCAAAACATAACTCTCATACTCCTTTGCTAAAGCAATAACATCTTTAGAAGAGGCTGTAGATGTATTATTCTTTTCTAAAGCCAATGTAGCAACTGCGTTACTTAGAGAAGATTGACGAACAATCATTACTTGTCTTGTTTGTCTTTCATCACTAGTCTCATAGTTACTTCCTGTAGTTCTAGCAGCAGGTCTTGCAGGTGCAGAAAGAGGAGTAGAAGGTGATGAGTTCTCACCTAATGCTGTCCATTGCCAATAACCATTAGCATCTTTTTCTGTAGTTAAACTAACTACCTCTCCTTTTGTCCATGCTTGTGCTGCTTTAAATACATCTGCATTGCCAAATGACATCAATTTCTTAGACTGTATTTGTCCCTGTTCATTTTTATAGGCAATTTCTAAAGACTGATATGATCTACCATTCTTTCCTTGCATAGTATTTAGTGAGCCAACATCAACTACTGTAATTTGCATTTACTATCTCCATGTTACCCCATGATGGTCCAATTTGACATTCAACTCTCATAGGTAGGTTAAAATTTACTTTGAATAATTTCTCAAAGTTCTTAGGTACATCATTGAAACACTTATCAACAATGTTTACTATATCTTTATTATCCCATACTTTAGAATCAAAGTCAAGTATTATTGAATCATGTACTGTATTTACAAGTTGGACTCCTTTTTTATTAAGTAGTCTATTTCGTAAAGACACTCTTGCTATAGCCATCAAGTCTGCACCTAATCCTTGTACTGGATAGTTAAGTATTCTTGTTCTTGGATATTTAACTTTTCCGTATTTAGTTAGTTCTGGTTCATAGTAGTATACTCTACCTGTAGGCATTATTAGTTTACCTTCTCTCTTAGCTTTAAAAACTATTTGTTCATGCCATTGTAAGAGTCCTTTGTATTTAGTATAGAAGGCATCAATTATTTTTTGCCAAAAGTCTTCATTACCTATATCTCTAAAGTTAGGATCATTAGCATAACTAAAAGCAGAGCCTCCATAGATAAGTCTAAAAACAAAAGTTTTTGCTATAAGTCTTGAAGGTAATCCAAATTTTGTTTGGTTATCAGAGTGCATGTCTACTTCTTTCCAGATCTCATTTAATGCTTGTTTATCTTGTGATAAGAAAGTAGCTCCTACCCATTCAAGTTGTTTAGCATCTGCTTGTAGTAACATATTATAATCCTGAGTTAGCTTCAATCAATCTTTTATGATAGTTATTAATAATTGATTGTGATAGTTCTCTTCTAGCTTCATTGTTTAGTAGTCCTAAGGCTGCTGTAGGACCTTGTTTAAGTATCATGTTACTAAATTCTGCACTAACAAAATGTTTGTGTGCTTCCTCTTGACTTTCATTATATTCTTCTTGTGTCATCTCTACGTGGTCATCCTTTCTAAGTTGTAATCGTCTTTCTAAGTCTTCCCAATTATCTTCTTCGTTCATGTTATTCTCCATATCTTGATTTAAAAAGTGTTTTGATTTCACCATCAAAGTTTTGTAGGTTAGGTTTACTACTTGATAACCTTCCTGTTCTAGCTACACATTGATTTAGTTGTCCATGTATATAACCTTTTTTCCAGTGCTGCTCATCAATTAATTTATTAAGTCCTCTGTAATATGTAGACAATCTTTTTTCTAGAGTACTTCTTGTCATTAGTATATCTAGTATTTCTTTTGCTTTCTCTGTAGGTCTAAGAGACTTTAATGTTGCATCATCTGTAGAGTATAGTCCTTCTTTTGCTAGTTCTGTATTCTTTAATGGTTTGACTAACCTAGGCATGTTTACTTTGTACTCTTGCCATTGATACTTGTCTTCTCCTGCTCTGTCTCCTGTTTTATATTGTCCGATAAGTACTTGACGCTTTGCTTTAATATCTCCACCATAGAGAAAAGCAGACAAATGGTCAACGCTATTAGGATTAAAGTTATCGTACTTATGGTAAGCATAAAGTTTTTTATCAAGCTTCTCAATCTGTTGTTCAAGCTCATTACCTAAAACTTCAGACCAATCATAATCGTAAAGTATTCCATTTGATTCCATCTCTTCTAATACTAATAAATCTTGGTTGTGTAAACTAATTAGGTGACGTATGCAAAGGTTGTTTTGTACAGCAGCTAACTGCTTTTCATACACTAGCTTTGTTAGCTCTATGTCTTTAGCTAGATACTCTTCTAAAATATCTTTAGGTATCTCAGGGGTATCAATACCATTTTTCCAATACTCAGAAGATACTACATCTAGTTTACTATCAAAGCCATAGCTTTTACATACGTCATTAAGACTTGGATAAGGCTTTTGTTGTCCTTTTAGTATGAACTCTACTAATTGACAGTCCCATATCCTTTTATTATCAAATATTATACCATATCTTTTTAGCCAATGTAAATCAAATTTAATATTAAATCCTATAAGGATGTCAGCATCATTGATTAATTCTTGTATCTCATTTAATTGCTGCTTGTATGGTGCTTCATCATACTCAATAAGGAAAAGTTTAGAATCCACACCTACATAGCATAACTTGTTTGTTTGATCGAAAGGATTACCTTTGTTACTGATAGTTGTTTCTACATCTATTACTAAAGGTTTCATTGTATGTCCTCGTATCTAGCTACTTCAGGTTTAATTAGTACTTGTGCTCTACCATGTCGTAAGTCAGGTAGCGTATCATTATCACCCATTAGTTTATTTTTACTTATGTTAAGGAAACGCATGCGGCTTGTATTATCTTGCTCTTTACCAATGCCTAGTATCCAGTCGGCTTCCCCTTGTTTAGATGTTTTACTAGAGTCAACCATATCCATAGTCAACCATAGTTTACCTTCAGCTTCACCTCCTGCTTGTGATACAGCAATTACTGGACCATATTTTTTAGCTAACTCTCTTGCCCATTGATAGATCTGTTTAAGAACAAGATCATTTCTATCACCTTTGAATCCTGTAATCTTATCTATTTGGTCAAAGATTATCAAAGCAGGTTTTCTAGTAGCTAGTATTTTTTCTATACTTTTATAGTGTGAGCTATCTTCCATGTCTGTTATAAGTAATTTGTCTTGTTCTATTTCTTTGTACTTTGCGTAGTTAGCTTCTCTGTTATTAAATAGTTGTTCTTGTGTCATACCTAGTACTGCTTGGTAACATCTGCTTAAAACTTTTGTACCTTGTTCTTCATTGTTAAACCAAATTATATCTCCATCTGTTTGAGTAAGCATGTGTGATATTTCACTAGCTAAGAAGGTAGTCTTGCCTGTTTCAGGTCTAGCAAAGATAAAACCAAAGTCACCTTTACG